GAAAAAAGCGGCAGCCAAGGGTGCTGCTATGGCTGCGTCTAAAGCTAAAAGCGCTGCTAAAATGGCTGCTAAGGCCGCGTCAAGAGCCGCTATGGCTGCTCGCAGTTCATCTGCGGGTAGAGCCGCAACTGCCGCTAAGTCTGCCAAAAAGGCCGCGTCCAAGGCCGCCATGGCTGCTAATTCTGCGGGCATGGCCGCGTCAAAGGCAGCAATGGCCGCTAGAATGTAAACACATAAACAGTAACCATCATTTAATTTTTCCATTATGTAGTTATCCCCATATATTATAGAGATAACTACTATATTAAGAAATATAGTATTAACTAATATTTTTTTATACGTAATATATAAATGTTAAAGAATACAATAAGTAATAAAAATAATGTAAAACAAAGAGGAGGAGCGTCTATAAACGCGTCGATTACGGGACCTCTTCAGATAATAGACGATAAAGGTAACAACTTAACGCAGCCTTTTATACAAGAACTGCTAAAACTAAATTCACAAGGTAGTGGTAATGTAGGAGTTAACATCGCCCCTTCTTTTGGAGCAAATATGGGGATAGGCATGGGACAGCCTCGCGCCACAACAGCAATGACCGCCGCGCCAGTCCAAGCAAATCCAATGGCGCCACCACCAGCGCAAAATCAAGTAGCAGTAGCACCCGGTGGAAACGTAGCACAAGCGCAAGCGAACGTGAACCAAGCATTGCCTAATGTAGCACAACCAGCGCAATACAATTTGGTAAATCAGCCGAAACCAGTTACACAAATGGCGCAAAAAGTGTCACCATCAGATATAGATTTAAGCCAAGTAAATGTAGTAGATGCTGCCCCACCCGTTCCAAACATATCAGATTTTGTTAAATCAAGGCAAGTTATATTGGAAACAGTAGAAGTGTATAAAACGACTGCTGAAACCGAAAATGATATATTAAACAGCTATCGCGAAAATAATTTTAAACCTAAATTAGACAGTATTAGTGTAGCTGATATAAACACTCTTTACCAAGCAATTGTTGCCACTAAAAGGTGGTATCCACCACCACCACTCGCCGGCGTGGCGCCCAATTTTATTGATTTTAAAAGAGATGTAAAACAGTATACCGATAGAATAAATGGTATAAATACATTGTTAGCTGCTGTGCCGCTAGCTGAATACACCGATAAATTTGACAATTTAAACAAGTTATATAACAGCATAAATACTTATAAGACTAATTTAACTCGCATTAAAATTCAGCCAACATATACCGCTCAAAGAGAACAGCTAATTAATAGGGTTGATTTATTTATTCAGAAGCTGCTAAAATACATGTTGGCGCAATACTTGGAGCCTATTTTAGATATTAGACAAAAAATATATGTGGATCAATATGATACAAATCCAGTCCCAGGGCCACCTCGTTCTAAATACGACACATTGCGAACCAATGTAATCGCATTTTTATACCCGGCAGCGGGGGGAGTTGCACCCGCCGCGCGCGCTCAAGCAACCGCACTTGCCCAACCTCGCGGTGAAGGAGGTGTTCCGAGCGCACCATTAGGAGGTCCTCCACCACCTCCGCATTTACGAATATACGATACAATTAATTTTGCCGCAATAAAATTAGCGTTTGATAATATACAGAGGCAATCCGACGCGCAAAAAACGGCATTGGAAGGAATATATTCCAATCGTCAAAATCGCGCAACCATATACGGTGAAACTCGGATACAAAAAGACGCTAAAAGGGACTTAGCTGATCTACAAACCATTATGGGAGATTTAGACAATGTTAAAGCGCTAATAACATCAAGTGAGGACCAGTATTTGAAGTTTATCAAATATCTTTATGATAATTTAGAAAAGTTGAAAAATATTTACCAAAATTTTGAAGACACCGTAGCAAATCAAGCAGCCGCACGCATAGATATTGTTGGTATAGGTAAAGGCCTAAATGACAAAATAAATGATGTCAACTCAACATATAACGAATTGAGACAAAATATAGAGCCATATATAAACAGTGGTAAATCAAATGAACAATTTAAAGAAAAGTATATGGAAAAAATAGTAAATTTAAATAACAAAATAAACACCGTAAAATATGAATTATTACGAGATTTTATTACCAAAGCCAAGAATTTTGCGGACCATGCTGCTAACACGGGTCCAAATAATGGAAGAGCAAACAGAGAAGCGGTGTTTGGTATGTTAAAAAACGCATTACAATTATATGATGTAGAAATAGCTGAAATAGTTGTAAATTATTATGACGGCGCTAGGGGGCGCGGTGTGGCAGTAGTTTCTACCCAAGCCGAAAAGGAGCAACTACGAGATGATATTGTTGCATTATTAACTAATGCTGACCCCGTAATTCCACAGACGTGGATAGGTGCGATGCTTGGAAGGCCTCCACAAGGTAGACAACCCCCCACCCCCGAAGAACGGCGGCGCAGATTAGCTATTGCTAAAATAATGACAACTGATGATCCTAGTGCTATATCATTGATGGAATATTTAAACGATATTGGCGGACCTTATCCTTATAATCTTAACCCTTTATTATCTCCTAGAGACGGTAAAAAAACTATTATCGAGTTACAAGGAGAAATAGCAATATTTAATGAGTTTGCCGCAATGGACGCCACATTAAATAATTACTATAAGCATCTAGACAAACAAAATGTATTTGTGTCAAACGAGACAGAATATTCAACCGCTACATCAGACGCTTCAACACCGCAAGGTCCCGTGAATCTTCAGCCATTTAATCGTAGAGCACCACCCCCCGCAGCGCGCAGAGGTAGGTTGTCTGATCGGGGAACTATGTTTCGCACATTAGGAGATATGAGACGCAGAACAATCGGTTACGGGGGTAGGCATACAAAGAAAAAACACAAGCGCTCTAGAAATAGACATATGAGACGACAAGCAAAGCGTCAAACAAGACGACAAGCAAAACGCCGCTATTCACGAAAAAAATAAACAATTAAACAAATTTTATATTATTTAAAATATTGAAATAATATAAATGACTAAAAAAACACAAAAAACAAAGAATATGAAATTACATATTAGGCAAAATTATCGCAATAAAACTTGTAAGGGCAAACGCTACAGTTCTGTCTATGGTAATCGCTCTGCGGGACATATGTTCCACCGTAATCTATGGTTTCTTTAAGTTCAGAAATAAATGCTATATTTTTGAACTTAAAGACAGAAAATGTTTATGCGCCGCGATTCACAAGTTTGCGGCAATATGAACGTCTGCGGCCACTGCGGGTGTTTCTGCAGCCATATTTTTCAAGGCACTTCGACCTTGTTTGGCCCCGACAACGAGACGTTTTAACGCGGGCACGATAAATTTGCTTGCGGGTACGCATTTATATATTAATTAGATTATTTATTTTTATAAGTATTTATTTTTATAAGTGATTAATGCTAAATATTTAACGGTGCCTTCTTTTATGTTTTCTTGATTTTTTATATATGTTAGTCTTTTTTGTTTTTCTATATCTACGTCGCCCACCTTTTCTCTTGCTCGTAAACGCACTTGTTAAACAAGATGTTAATGAACATTTTTTTCCTATTGTGTTATTAAAATTCATCTGATCCGAGTCAAACTTTTGCCGAAGTTCTGATATTTGTTCTGCGGTTGATTGTCGTCTTTCTAATTTTGCTAATTCCTCTCGGGCTTCTTTATTAATTAATTCATAATGCTTGTTTAACTCTTGTAGTTTGGCAAAGTCTTCCCTATCTTCTTGTTCTGCGATTGATCTATCTGTATCTAACATATCAAATAATTCCATATTGTTTTTTCGCTTCGCTTGTTTTTGTTCGTTAGCAATAATATCTAATTGTTTTCGGTTTTCTTGAAGTTTTTTTTCCAAATCACGTATAGATTTTGGCATAGTTTTTGGCTTTTGTTGTGAAAAAAATGGGTCTAATCCCAAATTAGATTCAGTTTTATTGGCAGACTCGGTTGGCATAGGTTCACGTTTAATTTGACCCGTATCTACTAATCTAGTAAGTAATGACATAATATAAATATATATTATTATTTACGGCTATATCTCCTAGATTTTCTTGATTTTCTTCTGCGGCCGCCACTAACAGTAGTACCACTATCAGATGTCGGAGTAGTCACTGGATTGGGTGAATGAGCGTTATAATAATGAATATAATAATTGATAAAATCATGCTGTGATTCAACACTTGTGGGCAATCCATACGCATCCATTAATTCCGATAATTTGTTTTTATCTGGGTTATTTACCAACTCCTTAGGGCTCGTGCTTGCTAACAAATCTTCTGCCAATTCAAGAAATTTAGAATTTTCTTTAATTAAATTACTTACAGTTCTCATATATATATTAATAATATATTTTTTGGGGTTTCGTATTTTTTAATAATTCTTGCATTTCTTGTTGTTGTTTTATAAACCATGGAGACGGTTGTAGTGAATTTGGCTGCCGTGCCGCAATTGCTTTTATTTTATCTAATGAAGCTGTTAGCAAGCTTATTGGTTTCTTTTTTTCAGTCGTGTTAGTATTTGAATTCATTTGTTTATTTGTATTCATTTAATATCTAAAAATATTTGTTAGTTACTATATTAATTCAATTTTTTTCTAGTCCGTCTTGTTTTTCTAGATCTTCTAGTCCGTCTTGTTCGCCTTGATTTTTTTTTGCCCGCGTTTTGAATTAAGCTAAAGGGATTATAATTTCCCGTGTATGATAAATTTCCGCTCATAAACATTATATATTAACTAAATATTATTTTACGGGTTGGACATTTGGAGACACTGGTTCCACATTTAACTCGACTTTATCTAATTTTTGTTCTTGTAAAGGCATTTGTTCCGTATTCGGTGACATTATTATTACAGCTGGTTCTTCATTTATTACAGCTGGTTCTTCATTTATTACAGCTGGTTCATTCGGTAATAGAGGCTTAACAGTCGCCATTTTTTCTTCTTTAATCTCCTTACTAAGTTCTTGAATTTTCAACTCATCTGCCATAATTTTTTCTTTTTCTCGCGATTGTATCTCGGCTACTTCTGCCGGGACTGGTACTGGAGCATTTTCCTCTGCTTTATATTCTTCTTCCTTTTGTTTTAAATTAATTTTCCGTTTTTTGGATGTTTCAAATATTTTTTGTTCTACAATCACTTCATATAATTTAAGCCCCTTTACATAATCAACTTCACATGTTAAATATAACTTTATTATTAACGCACGCGCTTTTATTATTAATTCTTGTAAGCCTTCCTCTGTTAGCTTTGGATTCACTCTTATTTGTTTTTTGTTAGTTTGCGGATCTACAGTATACACAAATAACTTGTCTATTATTGATAACAAACTTTGCTGATTATTATTGGCATTGATTATCATTTCCCTCAAATGACTAGCATATTTGGCAAAATAGGAATTTGTAATTAGACCTTTGACACGTGTCTCGTATTTTGGATTTTCACCTTGACACTCCGATGTATTATAAAAATCTCGCAACATTATATCACTAAATTTAAGCTTATCTGCCGGTAATGCGCCCGAATTACCCGTAAATGTATTATAAAAAATGCGTAAATCGTCTAAATACACTTTTCGGGTCTCCTCTGTCATTCCCGTAAATTCCCCCTTTTCAAAATCATACTCGTCCATATACAACTCCATTAATTCGGGGATACCTGGCTCATCTGCTAGCGACTTTAGCTGACCGTTATCACCAATATTAGCAGTACACATATTTGGGCTTATAAAAATTTCACCCGCTTCATTTGGATCTAGACCATCTCCGTGTTTTAATGTATTAATACGATTTTCGCAAATATTCAATTTCAATATTTCTCTAGGCGTATTAGCGGGTATTTTAGTCTTTTCAAATAATGTCGCCCGAACTGTATTTCCCATATCATCCTTATAGACATAAATTGGATTAATGGTTGTTACTATAGCCGCAAATAAATGAGCTATTTTGACATAAAATTTGGCTATACTGCGACAAATATTTTTCTTTTTAATAGAATTTTGAATATCCAATGTCCCCAATCTGTCTTTATCAAAATAAACTACTTTATCTTTGTCCAAAATATTTACTTCTACACCACCTTTAGTTCTTTGTGCTAAATAAGTAATCTCTAAATCTGTAAAATACCGCTCTATAATATCGGCTGTTAGTATTACTAGTTTGTCACAATATTCGGCCTTGTATAACTTTTTTAAACTTTGAAAATCCATTGTAATTATATAATGTGTAGCAATGTAGTCCAATACTTGAGATATGCTTTTTGGCTTTAATTCATTGCTATTTTGACTTCCATTTGTATTAGATTGGTTATTTCCCATAATATATTAATATATATTTGTAAAATATAATAAAGAGATTATGATGAACCAACAAATAAAAAATAAAATTGATTTAGATATTTATTTTCTAATTTAATAAACAATGATAATGATGACCGAAAAGAGTAAAAAAAACAAAACCAGCAATATAGATAAAAGCCATTTATGGACTATTTTTGATACCGAGGTAGTTAACCCCGACAAAGAGGCTGATCCATTAGAATGCTTATATCGCAAAATAGGTAATCGTGAAAATTGCGAGATGTGCCAAGCCTCTTTAGCCTATTCCGATGAGGGATTTCTGACATGTACAAACAATAAATGCGGGATTATTTATAAGGACATGTTGGATCAATCACCGGAATGGCGATATTATGGAGCCGATGACAATCAAAACTCGGACCCAACACGATGTGGCATTCCCATTAACCCTCTTTTGGAAGAATCGTCTTTTGGATGTAAAGTGTTGTGTTATGGGAAATCGTCTTATGAAATGCGAAAAATACGCCGATATATTGAATGGCAATCGATGCCCTATAAAGAAAAGGCACAATACGACGATTTCCAGCGCATTACAGTATATGCGCAAAACGCCGGCATATCCAAGAAAATAATAGACGACGCAATAAGATATCATAAAAAAATCTCCGAATATGAGCAGACATTTAGGGGCGATAATAAGGACGGATTAATGGCCGCATCCATCTACATCTCTTGTCGCATTAATAATTATCCTCGCACTGCTAAAGAACTCGCCACCATATTCCATTTAGATGTTACTAGTTCAACCCACGGCTGTAAAAATGCGCAGACCATTTTAAATATTCTAGAAAAGGATATGGACAACAAAGATAAAACGTCGTTTTGTAAAACCAAACCGGAAGACTTTATTGAGCGGTATTGTAGCAAACTAAGTATCAATTTAGAACTAACAAAACTGGGGCAATTTATCGCAATCAAGATAGAAAAGAAAAATTTGATGCCCGAAAACACACCGCATTCTATCGCAGCGGGAATCGTCTATTTTATCGCGCAACTGTGTAATTTGAATGTATCCAAACGAGATGTCAAAAATATTAGCGAAATTTCCGAGGTAACAATTAACAAATGTTATAAAAAACTGGAAAAAATGACAGCGGATTTGGTTCCCGCTGTCATTCTAAATAAATATACGGATAATAATTTAGAAGCGGCTGCGCATTCATAAAGGTCGGTAATATACCTTATACGGTCGGTAATATACCTTATACGGTCGGTAATATACCTTATACGGTCGGTAATATACCTTATACGTTTTGTAAACAATATAAATATAACCTCTTTTATATATGTCGCAAATTCCTCAAATAGTGTTTATTGTTCCATATAGAAATAGGCCACAGCAAAAATACTTTTTTTCTAATTATTTATCAACAATTATGGGCGACCGCGCTGATTATGAAATCTATTTTTCACATCAATGTGACGAGCGTACATTTAATAGAGGCGCCTCTAAAAATATAGGGTTTTTAGCAATAAAAAAAAAGTATCCAAATGATTACCAAAATATAACCCTTGTATTTAACGACATTGATACAGTGCCGTTTTCCAAAATTTTTGATTTCAATACTGAACCCGGTATTATAAAACATTTTTACGGTTTCGAATACGCTTTAGGCGGAATTGTGGCCATTAATGCTGGTGATTTTGAGGCGACGAATGGCTATCCCAACTTTTGGGGTTGGGGAATGGAAGATCGTGTGCTACAAATGCGCTGTGAAAAGATTGGACTACAAGTTGACCGCAGCCAATTTTTTTCTATCGGTGATCCCAATATTATTCATTTGTTTGACGGTGTCGCTCGTATAATTAATAGTAATGAACCGATACGAGCCATTAATGATAATGGTATTGACGGTATAAAAACCATTCACAAGCTAGAATATTCAGTTGACACACAGTCACACAATGAATTGGATAATATTCACACAGTAAAATCCGAACGTATTTTTATTATTAATATTAAGACCTTTATGACCGGAATACGTTTTGAACCCGAACACTATCACCATTATGATTTAAGAGAGCCCGCGCAAAACATAATGTATCCCGATAAAAAAATACATCGGCAACAAATAAATTCGGCCGATGATTGGTCACATATTCCCTTTTATCCTACCGCGCAAAAAAAACAAGAACTGATTCATCAATATGGACCACAACAAGCTGCTGAAATAATAGAATATAGTTACGATCATTCATTTACTCCTACCCAAGAGGTGCTCCCTCCTAACATGGTTAATCAATTACAACAAATACAACAATATAATCAAGCAATGCGTCAAATGAATTCAAATCAACGTGTTATACCGCCGAATATTAATAAATTTTCGCCGGCTTATGCGCGTATTATTGCGGCTAAACCTAGAGCAGCGTCTTCTGTGCGAATAAGGCTAGGCGGGGTATACTAACAAAATAAATTAAATAAATTAATTTAAATTATAAAATATATTGAAAATAATAATAAAAAAATATTATTATTATTATTATTATGGATACCATTAAAACAATAGAAGATATAGAACACGCATATTATATTAATTTAGAGCATAGAACCGACCGCAAAGAGCACGTAGAAACGCAACTAGCCCAAATTGGTATAAACGCCGAACGATTTAACGCTATCAAAATGGAAAATGGTGCTGTAGGTTGTACTATAAGTCATTTGAAACTATTGGAAGCCGCAATAACTAACAAATTTAGCCATATCTTAATCGTTGAAGACGATATTACATTTTTGGACCCCGAATTATTCAAGCAACAATTCAATAAATTTTTAGAATTACATAAAAATAATTGGGATGTTATACTACTTGCGGGCAACAATATGCCACCATATACTATACAAGACGACACTTGTATTAAAGTAACACGATGTCAAACCACAACCGGATATCTAGTAAACGGACATTTTATTCGCATTTTAGCACAAAATGTAAAAATGGGACTAACACATTTGCTCAATAAGCCTTCCGAATCTAACAAATTTGCGATTGATAAGTTTTGGTTTGTGTTACAGCAAGCGTCGAGATGGTTTCTAATAACGCCCGCAACAGTTATTCAAAAAACCGACTATAGCGATATAGAAAAAAAGGTGGTTAATTATGAAAAAATAATGTTGGATTTAGACAAGGCCGATATGTTTGCCGCAATTAAAGAAATGCGGGAAAAAATGGCTATACAAAATAATTCCCCTAAAAAAACCTTTAGTGTTAGTTCATTTTTTTAACAAAAATGGTTAAGAATCGTAACTAAAATCAACAAAATGTTTGTTAGTGTCCAAGTTTAATATATTTGGTTTAAATGCGTCATCTAAATGGTAGCCAATCGCATAATCTTCTAGATATTCCTTATTAATGAGCTCATCCTTATTTGTAATCAAATACGTAACAGCCAAATCCGACAAAAAATAAAAGCGCCCACTACAGTACTTACAAGCCAATACGGGAAGTCTTGTTGGCAATTCGGGATGAATTCGGTAATATTGGCTCAAATATGCTCTTTCAACCTTGATTAAATGTCCGCCATAATGAATTTGTGGCTTAGTATCTAACAAAACTGACTGTAATGTCTTAAAAAAGTTGACACTAGTTAAATTTTGGTCATCATCCGTTTTGAATATATATTTAAATACAAATAATTCACTAACAGCCTTGTATGCGGCGATAACCTTTTTAGGCAGTGAATTATAATCATCCGCCGCTTTTACCCACAAAAGGTTATTAAGATAATCAATATGAAAGTCGGTTTCAAGGGCAATGTCACCCCTTACGTGAAAATAGGGAATGGTTGTAACCGATTTTAGCCATGTTTCTTTTTGTTTGGCGGCTTTATATTCATATTTCTGGCAATTAAATATGAGCAAGATGAAATCAAAATATAATTTGTTAGTTGTTGCCATTATTATCAATACTATACTAACATTTAAGTTTATGTTAGTATAATTATAAATATAAAATATATATATGTGGAATTTTATTCATAATTCCATGCACCACCCCTTAAACACCCCCAATAGACCCAAACCAAATAAAATGGAAATAATAAATAATTTAATCCATTTATTATCTACACATATAGAAGCGAAACCCATGCCCATTACGTTAGTCACTTGCTGGTATACATTGCGGTCCAAATTTTCGCCGCAAAAATACATGGGCTGGATACAAAACTTCATGTCCATTGTCAAAAACTTTAATTTAGTAATTTATACTGATAACAAGTCGTTTTTTGTTTTGCTGCCGCTGCTGAAAAAAGATGATCGAATCAAGGTAATAATTAAACCTATGACCGACTTTTATACCTACAAATATTCTAAAAATTGGATTGCGAATCACGATACTAGTTCAATGACGCTCCATAAAATAATTGACTGGGAGCTCAATATGCTTTGGAATGAGAAAATATTCTTCATAAAGGACGCTATGATAAACCGATATTTTGAGACGCCGATTTATGGTTGGTGCGATATCGGCTATTTTCGCAACGGTCTAGACGACTTGGATACCAGTGTTCTTTGTTCGTGGCCGAATCCGCAGACGCTTGAAAAAGAAACCTTTAATAATCACATTCATTATGGCCGAGTCCAAAACAATGACAAATTGTATAAACAGTTGGAAACCGATATTATAAATCATTACAGTAACCATCTAAATACGCCACCAACTAACAAATACAATGAAATCAGCTTTGCGGGCGGCTTCTTCATAATGCAGCAAAAACACGTGGAGACCTATGCGAAGCTATATGACGACAAATTGAAGTACTATTTTGACAATAACTATTTTATTAAAGACGACCAAATGATCGTGATGGACATTATTTTTACCAATCCGCAGCTGTTCCATATACACCAAGAGAGAGATGCGCGCTTCAATAATTGGTTCATGTTTCAGCGGATATTGCTTTAAGGCTTCGCTTATTGCCTTTAACGGTCGGCTTCGCCTTTAAGTTGTTTTGTAAATAATATATTACACCTTTGCACATTTAAAACGCCGATGCGAAGCTGCCGCCGGCGGATTATATATATTCTAATGGGTCCATATATATAAAAAATAAATATATTAATTTTAAATAAAAATCTTTTTTAATATATAAATATTTATTTATATAATATATAATATATAACTTTAATGAATGCTTCTCAACAATCTATAATTAATGATAGTAATATTCATCATTATGCTTTATTGTATTGTGCAGACCGTAATCATCCCAATTTACCAGCTGATTTAAGAAACAATATTACTAACTGGGATACCAGTAGAGTAACAGATATGAGAGATTTGTTTTCTAATTGTGAGACTTTTAATGAAACTCTTGAGTGGAATACACGTAATGTAAGAGATATGGCAGGTATGTTTCGAAATTGTGTGTCTTTTAATCAACCAATTCATTTTTCAGATACAAGTAATGTAACAGATATGTCATTTATGTTTGCTACTTGTGTGTCTTTTAATCAACCAATTCATTTTTCAGATACAAGTAAGGTAACAGATATGCCATTTATGTTTGCTAATTGTGAGACTTTTAATCAACCTCTTGATTTTAATACAAGTGAGGTAACAAATATGAGAGGTTTGTTTTCTAATTGTGTGTCTTTTAATCAACCAATTCATTTTTCAGATACAAGTAATGTAACAGATATGTCATTTATGTTTGCTAAATGTGAGTCTTTTAATCAACCTCTTGATTTTAATACAAGTAATGTAGAAAATATGGAAACTATGATTGCTGGGTGTATATCTTTTAATCAACCTCTTGATTTTGATACAAGTAATGTAACAAATATGGAATCTATGTTTGAAGGGTGTATATCTTTTAATCAACCAATTCATTTTTCAGATACAAGTAATGTAACAAATATGTCATTTATGTTTGCTAAATGTGAGACTTTTAATCAACCTCTTCATTTTAATACAAGTAATGTAACAGAAATGGAATCTATGTTTGCTGGGTGTATATCTTTTAATCAACCTCTTGATTTTAATACAAGTAATGTAACAAATATGGAATATATGTTTGATGGTGCGGATAAATATAAACAATTTAAGGGTCGCGAAGGTTTACTTAATATACATAACTCTCTTAGTAATGTTCCAGCAGAACAGCCTCTAACTCATATTGAAAACTTACTTGCTAATCCAAACGCTATTAAAGGAATAGCTGAGTTTCAAGGTCCAGAAGAAAATCTAACAACTCTAGTTACACGTGGAGGAAAAGTTGGATTTACTTTTAAACGCGGTAAAAAACGGAAAACAAGAAAAACAAGAAAAACAAGAAAAACAAGAAAAACAAAACGGAAACATAGTGTATTTTGTAGAAAATAACAAGATGATAAATAGATAAAAGTTATAAAAACAAGTTCTTTAAACTGTTTTATATATAATATAAAAATGATATAAATAGATTAACATTTGACATCTATATGGAACGAATACCGCGCGATATTATACTTAATCATATTATCCCTTATACCTATAATATTCAACCTAATTTTTTATTAGAAGACATAAAAAATTATTGCACAATAAAGGCGAATTTAATAACCGACGCATATGATATAACCATTATAAAACACGAATTATTGGCGAATTTATATATGAATAAACAAAAGTTTAATAATATTTTAGCTAGACATTTTCAAATTCATTCAAAAAATTGCGATAACAATATTATGTATAAGTATTCACAAGATACAAAGTTTAATATTGTATTTGGACTACTCTCAATACCCGAGAGAACACGTTTTTCAGAATATATACTAACAGATTTATACCAATGGATTGTTAAATAGTTGGGATGGATTTATATTATTTATAAAATGACTTAAAGGCGTCATTAATGGGCGCCTTCGTCTTTAAGTTGTTTTGTAAATAATATATTAAAACAACTTAAAGCCGAAGGCAGCCGTTAAATCGGCACCCAATCCTCGGGGAACAAATCGCTCGTATCATGCTTCGCTTTGGGGCCGAACCATTGCGCCGGGTAGCAGACTATTTTTACCGAGCTTTTGTTGAAATAGGCACCCCACCAGCTAAACGTGCTATTGGCAATGATGTTGTGCCTACAGACGCTCATTAGCAGCATCTGTTCCCAATCTGAGATTAGTGGGTCGGCCCTTACGAAACGTATCGTATTCGGTTTTTTATTTGTATTTGTATTTGTTGTTAGTTCTTCAATTGTTTTGGAGACCTTCTCCAAATCGCCGTCTTCGCAAAAATACAATACAGTGTCTATACTAGGGTCCTCCACTAATATGTCTTCCAATGCGTTCAAGTAATAGGATGTGGGCAAAATAGGATGGACGTCGGGATATTTTTGGTAATCGCCTATGCGGAAATGCATGGAAACTGTTTTAACAAGATTTATATTGGTATTTTGCTGTTTTATTGTCGCTATTTGCCGCTTTAAATTCAAATTTATTATTTTATCTATTATTTCGTGATACTTTTCAAAATACTTGTGGCTCTGGAAGTAGCCGTAGAGCACCGTTGCGTATTTCTCGTTTTTATTTGCATAATATACCAAATCCGTTTGTGTGGATGGAAGTTTGGCATATTTGAACGTTTGCTCTCGTATGGTATAAAATGGGCTAGGGACTTGGCCCATTGACTTTAAAAACGGCTGCAACTCTTTCAAAAAAGTATTCCAATATGTGTAGCGGATAGTGGAGCCATTTTGGCTGGTGCCTAATTGCTGGGTATTTAGAAAGAAAAAGGGTTGCTTTTGCTCTACTGCGTAGGCAATTGTTGTATAAATTTGGAACAATTGGTTGCCGAGGCCGCCTCTTAGCTCGCACGTTATCATTAAATATATATAGGAATATATATTTAAGTAGGTATTTGAGTTTTTTCTATTAATTGTTCTTTGTGCTTGTTGCTTCTTAAGTGCTCTGCTTTGCCCGCTCTCCTAATTTGGGCGCCACATTCGCACGTAATTATTTCTCTTTGTTTTTGTAGAATTTTTTCTTTATTTTTTTCATATCGTTGACTGCTTGCTTCTTTTATTCGCTCTTTGTTTGCTTCCAAATATTGTTTATTTTGTTCCATTAGTTGCTCTTTGTGCTCCTCTTTGTATTTTCGCTGTTGTTCTAAAATTGCCTCTTTGTTATTCTCATAATTGAGTTTTTTGTACGCCTTTATTTGTTCTGCGTGTGTTTCTCTATACAATTTTTGCTGTTCCATATTTTTTGCCTTTTTTTCTTGTTCTAATGCTAGCTTTTCTTCCTCTGTTATTTCGGTTGCTACAATACCCTCTAATTTATTCTGATAATCGGTATGTATTTTGCTTTTTAAATGCCGTATTTTATTACCAGCTGTAATTTGTTGCCCGCATTCACACGTAATAACTTGGCTTCTTTGCTCTTTCAATTTGTCTTTATTTGCTTCTCTCCACTCTTTTTGTGACTTTGCTGCCTCTTCTTTGTGGCTTTCTCTGTATTCCTTTTTTTGCTCCGATATTTTTTCTTTATTTTCTTCTTGATATAATTTTTGGTATTCGGTTATTTTTTCCTTATTTAATTCCGCGTATTCTTTAGCTTTTGCTAGTTTTTCCTCCTTATTTTCTTCATAATTTGCCTTTGATTTTTGTATAACATAATCCTTATGTTCTTCATACCAACAATGTTTATATAATTGTGGTTCCTCTTTACATTTAGCATATGGTTTATTTGTGTTTAAAGTAGGACATAATTGTTCTATCCAATAGTGTTCGGTTGCTTCGGCCTCTCTTTTATTATTAAATGAATATTTTTCAATTTGAACCATTTTCCAATTATCCCAGCCGCCGTGGTCGCGAATGAATTGATAAAGATATCTATAATAACTTTTATCGTTTTCATTATAACAGCACATTCTATGATGATTTTTTCTTTGTGAAAAATTAGTTGTATGACCTATATAAATGTCAGTAATTGCGAGGTCGCAACAGCACAATTTGTAAATAATGGTGTTTGAGTAATCCGTTTGTGTTTTCGGCATTGTATTATAACTTATTATAATGTATTATCTTTAAGCCCTTTTAGGCCATATATATTAAAAATCGTCAGAAAATTCAAAGGCGTTGGTTATATTTGTCTTGTTAGCGAGAGCATAAGCCGAAACTTTCCGCTCGAAGAACGATGTTTTCGTCTCAAGACTTATCAGCTCCATCCACGCAAATGGGTTAGCAGCGTTATATACCTTCTTATACCCCAGCTGAACTAGAAGCCTATCGGCCACAAATTGAATATATTGCGTCATCATTTGGCTGTTCATTCCTATCAATCGGCACGGAAGCGCCTCGCAAATGAATTCAGTTTCAATCTCAACAGCCTCCTTGATAATTTCTTGGACACGTGTTTTGTCTACTTTTTTGAGAAGTTTGGAATATAGCAAAATGGCAAACTCGCAATGAAGCGCCTCATCACGGGAAATGAGCTCATTGGAAAAAGTGAGACCGGGCATTAGACCGCGCTTTTTAAGCCAAAAAATGGAGCAAAATGCGCCCGAAAAAAAGATCCCCTCTACACAAGCAAACGCTATCAAGCGTGTGCCAAAACTGGATCTATTATCGTGAATCCACTTTTGCGCCCAATCCGATTTCCGCTTAATACACGGAAAATGCTGTATAGCATTGAATAACTTGCTTTTGGCATCACTGTCCTTAATATAAGTCTCAATTAGATTACTGTAGGTATGACTATGAATATTCTCCATTGCTATTTGAAAACCATAGAATGCCCTCGCCTCCGACACTTGAACTTCGCTCATAAAACGTTGAGCCAAATTCTCCAATACGATGCCATCAGATGCCGCAAAAAAGGCCAATATCATTGAAATATAGAAACGCTCATCATTACTCAGAGCATTCCAATCAGACAAATCTTTGGATAAATCAATTTCTTCGGGGCGCCAAAAACAATCCACTTGTTTTTGATACATTTGCCAAATGTCATCATGTTCAATGGGAAACATTACGAAACGGTTATCATTTTGTGCTAACAATGGTTCTCTAGACATCCTAAATAATATATACTATAG